AGTCCGTCCGGATCGTCCACCGCCGCCACGAAAGCTGCTCCGGCGTCAGGCCCAGCCGCTCCATGAGCTCCCGCTCATAGTCCGTCCATTCCGTCCCCGGCTCCACGGGCCGGGCATAGTCCGGATCGAGGTACCACGGCAGGAACACGGCGCGGAAGTCGTTCCGCCCCGCCGCGGCGTCGTCCCAGAAGTCCTTGAACTCCCCGAGGCCGTTGGCCGTCGTCTCGTAGATGACGCAGCTGTCCGGCGTCTTCGGCACCGCCGCCATGAGGGCGATGTGCGTGGAGAGAAAATTCGGCCAGAAGGCGCACTCCGAGCCGTGGACGTTGCGGAACGTAAAGGACCGCCCGCCGCCCTTGCCGCCTGCGGTGATGCAGCGGATCCGGCTCCGCAGCCCCGGGTTCCGCTCCTTCTCCCTCGGGTCCTTCGTCGGGTTGGCAAAGATCAGCTCCTGCGCGTTCGACGCCTGCCGCATCGGCCGGATCGGCTCCGGCAGGTTGTCATAGAAGAGCTTGTTCATGTCGAACAGGTGCTTCGTCGCGTCGTCCTCGTGCGCGATGATCAGCGTCGAGGCGTTCTCCGTCACGGCGCTGTCGGCAAAGAAGATCCCCTCGATCATCGTGCTGCAGCCCAGCTGCCGCCCTTTCAGCACGACGATCCGGACCGGCTTCCTCTTGGCGTGCTCGGCCCGGATGATCTCGTAGAGCATCGTCTGCGCCGGCTTGAAGCGCAGCGTGACCAGCTGCTGCTGCTTGTCGATGATCTTCAGGAAGTTTTCGCAGTATTCCCGCGGGTTCCTGATGTTAATCATTCCGCTTTTGCCTTCCCCTTGAGGGGAAGGTGTCGGCGCAGCCGACGGATGAGGTGTCTCTCTCAAAACTCTCTTCCCCCTTCGCTCAGCGAGCGCAGAAACTCCTCCACGCCCTCGCGGGTCTCGGGATCGGCGGCCAGCTCCGTCTTGTTCTTCCATTTTTCCGGCGCCCGGTTCGTCAGGAAGAAGCGGATCGCCGCGGTGTCCGCCGGGACGTAGACGGTCTCCACCGCCATCTGCACCCGCTCCACTTCGCGGACGCGCCGCCCCCGCTCGTCATAGACCACCTCTTTCAGCTTCACGGCCTTCGCCACTTCTTTTGCCCCGCCGAGGCAGCGCTCCAGCAGCGACTCCTCCACGGCCCTGATGTTCTGCTGCGCCAGCGCCCCGGTTCGCCCCGCCGTAATCGCGTTCTCGATCTCGTCGTGCTGCGCCCGCCAGCGGTAGAACGTCGAAGCGGCCACGCCCATGCCGGCGATCATCTCCTCGTCGGTCCTGGACGCAGCCCATTCCTCGATCTTTGCGAGCCCTTCCGGGCTCATCCACTGTTTCAGTTTTCCCACTCACCTGCACCCCCATTCCGTGAAGAACGCCCGCCGCAGCCGGTCCAGCGTCGCGTCGCTGATAAAGTGCCGGTCACAGCACTCCCGCCAGCTGATCCGCGTGGTCATGAAGGCGAGGATCGCCCTGCGCTTCATCCCGTCGCCGCCGCCGACGCGGGTGCAGATCGCGCGGATCTTCGCCTGAACGTCCTCCGGCTGCCGCCGGTACGTCTGGCAGGTGAACCAGATCGCCCCCTGCTCGGCGTACGACAGCGGCAGCGACCGCATGTACTTGAATCGTTTGCCCATCGGCTATTCCCTCCTCCGCAGCACCGCGTAGGTGTACCAGCCCCGGTTCATTTCGTTCCGGATCCCTTCGCAGCTGACGCACTCCCAGCCCGGATAGATCTCCTCGAAGATGTTGTAGCCGAGCCCCTGCTCCGCCGCCTCGCCCAGCGCGTCCGCCGCGTCCATATCAAAGCGCCCGTCCACGGTCTCCTCCTCCGGCCTCGCGCAGTTCTTTGAGCAGCTCCAGCGCCGGAAGGTGTCGCGCAGCGGCTTCCCCTTCCCGGCGATGTAGGCCGCGAGCCCGTCCAGGCCGTCGCCCTCGAACTGCAGCCGGCGGGAATTGCAGCGTCCGTTCCCCCACAAGTCCTCGATCTGATCCCGGTCGAGTCCGCCCGTCAGGAAGAGATGGTGGTGGACGCGCCCGTTCGTCTTTCCCCGCTCGGTGCGCTTGATGTATTTCATCTCGATCCCGGCCTTTTTGTAGCGTCGGCGCAGTTTCTTGATGAAGTTGTCGAGCATCCGCTCCGCGTCCTCTATGCTCTGCGGCTCGGCTGCGTAGGTCAGATGGAGCGCCAGATCCTTCTCCGTGAAATTCAGGTAAGCGATCCTCGTCAGCGCCCGGACGCTGTTTCGCTCGTTGATCCGCTTCTGGACTTCCGTCGATTCGCGGCAGCGCCCTCTCCGGACGCCCGGCGGCTGGAAGACTGGGTAGACCATGACCTCCATCCGGTCTCCCGTGACGATGATCCGCTCCCTTGTGAACAATCTGCCCTTGTATTTCCGCATCAGCTTTCACACTCCGTCATTGCGAGGCCCGCAGGGCCGTGGCAATCCGTTCCCCTTTAATCTGTACCCGCGCGCGCCCCGGTGCGCCTCATGCGTTGCCGTCTCCGATTTCTCTCATTTCCGCTCTTCCTGTTTTCTCAGCGCGGAATCCGCTGCGCGTTCCCGTGCTGAAAAGGAAGAACTGGGCGGCGCCGTCCCTACTGTTAAGATTCGTTACGAGGACGAAAACCGCGTGCGCGCACGCGATTTATATATAGTGTAGCCTTCCCCTGGAGGGGAAGGTGCCGGCGCAGCCGGCGGATGAGGTGTGAATTATTCAGCGGCGCCGGTGTCGAACCGGCAGCGAGGGGCTTGGCGCTCCCCCGCCGTGACCGCACGCCGCTCATATGTGCTCCCTCTGCGATCCGGCAAAGCGTTTCCGTCGTCCCCCGTTTCTCCGGCCGGAAACCAGCGAAGCGTTTCCGGTCGGAAGAGGAAGAAGCGGCGGGGATCATCGAGCAATTCCGCCTGCGGGATTGCGAAGCATCCCGCGCCGCTTCTGACGACGCCCTGCCAGACTTGCACTGGGGCTCCCCGGTGTCCGGGGAGAGCCGCTTCTTACGGGCTGCGGCTTGTGAAAGGAGAGAGCCTGCGATGGGCGCGCAGGCCCATGGTGGGACACCGTCGTCGTCGTACGCCTCGCGTGTTCGCTTCCCTGCTCCGCAGGAAAGCTCGTTGCGTTCGGCGTCTCCTCCTCTTCGGGCCGCATCCGCTTTGCTGGGTTGCGTCCCGATTTCTTGACCCCCGATGTCCCGGGAGGGTCAGCCTTCCCCTTGAGAGGAAGGTGCCGGCGCAGCCGGCGGATGAGGTGTCCCCTGCCACAGGTGTTCCGTGTACTTCCAGAACAGCCGCCGCCCCGGCAGCGCCCCGGTCTCCTTCTCTTTCCGGAGGCACCTCGGGCAGATGTCCGCGCCCTCGCGCCTTTCCCAGCCCGCGGAGCGCATGGCGGCCTCCGCCGCGGCGTCCGTCTTCTCAGCCGGAAGGAACTCCCCGCAGCAGTCGCACTCCGCCATGCGGTAATCAGAAAAACGCGCGATCATATTCCGCGTACCTCCAGGCATACCCCCGGCTCGTCCCGCCCCGCCGGATCGCGCCGCAGATGTCGCCCGGCGTCGCGTACAGCGTCGCCTTCGCCGCCGCCGTTACGCTCGGGAAGCGCTTCTCATTGCCCTCCCAGTCGGTCCGGATCACGGCCCGCTCCCTCGGGCGCCAGGTACCGGAGAGCATTTTCCAGCGCGTCACGACCTCCTGCCCGGCGTGGTAGCGCCCGATCAGTTCCCGGAGGCTCTCCCCGGCGTGCTCCATGAAATCCGCCGGCATCGGCCGGAAGTTGCCCCGGCCTCTCATTCGTCAGCCCTCCACCGGTACCCGTAGGCCGTGCGCCCAGTCCGGATCGCCCGGTAGATGTGGGAACGGCTGCCGTTGATCATGTCCTCCGCGGCCGAAGCGCAGCTGGCGTATCGCTTTTCTTTCCCGTCCGCGTCGATCCGGACGACGCCCCTGCCCCAGGGCCGCAGCGTTCCCGCGAGCGCTTTCCACCGGCTGACGACCTCTCCTCTCGCGTGATAGCGCCGTTTCAGCGCTTCGCTGCTCTCGCGGCAGTGCTCCATGAAGTCCGCCGGCATCGGCCGGTAATGCCTCCTCCCGCTCATGTCCCCTCCTCCTTCGCCTTTCGCAGAAGAAACGTCCGCAGGCATTTTGCACAAACGCCGGGTTTCGTGAAGTCTTTATCACAAAGAAATCCTGAAAAGTGCTTGCACGCGCCGGCTTCTTCAAGCCATTTGCAGGCAATATCAAGTGCCTTGCTGTATGCCGGACCTGTTTTTCTCATGTCTCGCCCTCCTCCGCCGGGAGGATTGTGGGAGCGCGGCGAATCTCATGCATGATAATAGCTCTATGCTCCATCCCAGCTGTCGTAGAGCGCATATTGTCAGCCAGCTTGTCCAAATCGCCCAGTCTCCCATGCGGCGGGACGGGGACGAGCTCATGCCATTCTCCATCTGCAACGGCATACCACCTCCCATCAGCGGCACGCCTTATGCTCCATTCCGTTGCAATGACAGGCATCTCCATGTCCTTGATATAAACTCCCATGCTCATTCCTCCAAAAACTGTTTCATCGGCTGATGATTCCATGATCTGATTGCTTTCCACGGTTCTTCATAAGCGTCTGTCCGATGCCCGCACTTTCTACACCAGATGTAAGTGCCGAACGAATGTCCAACGGGGATGCAGCAAAGGAAGCGCTCGAACCCTTCTCCGATCCGTTCCACGCCTTCGCCGCCGCATTTCTCGCACGGCCGCAAATCAAACTCGCTCATGTTTCCTCCTCGCTTCACGCCCATATCGCCGCTATAATGCCGAAAAACGTCATGGCGAGGAACGCTGTGACAAGCATTCCACCGATGATTCTAAACAACGGTATATCCACCTCATCACCAATAACCCACATAACTCCCGCTGGAATCAAAAGGGCTAACAATGTGAGCCAGATTTTAAATGCGATGCTCATGTTTCCTCCTTCTTGACTTTTCACGCCCGTCCGAATATGCTGTTCAGGGGTGATAATATGACGAATACGTTTGTGTGCAAACATTGCGGACATTCATTTGAACAAGCGGCAAGAAAAGACGAAATCGCGTTTGCAAGGCAGTTCAATGAAAAAGAGCTAGTCGCCGTCTGGGCATGCCCGAAGTGCGGCAAAGATAACACAACCACCATCAAGGTCGCTGATTGACAGCGGCCTTTTTTATTCCTTCGGTGGCTCTGGTAGCGGCATCCGATGGGTGACTTTCTCAATGACAATATGATTTCTACCGCCCCACGAATCATCGTATCCCTTCAGCGCTTCGCTGCTCTCGCGGCAGTGCTCCATGAAGTCCGCCGGCATCGGCCGGTAATGCCCGCCGCGGCCCATGTCAGACGGCCTCCTTCCAGTTCTCCAACTGCGCGAGGATCGCGCCTTTGCACTTTTCCTTCGTCCCCTCCGGAAGCCGTACCAGCGCGGCCATGGCCGCCTTGAAGGCCTCCTGCCACTGCTGGAAACGCAGTTTGAAGGTGACGAGCGCCGCGTCGCTCATGGCCAGCTGCTTTTTCAGGGCTTCCACCTCGCCGCGGAGCTTGTCCGCCGCGGCCTTGTCCTCGGCGCCGGCAGAGGAAAGCCTGTCCTCTGCCGCCTTCAGCTTCTCCCGGAGCCTGTCCCGCTCCGCTTTGGCCTTCTCCTCGGCGGCCCGGACCTGTGCCTCCGAGGCGGCCTTTTCCTCCCGGAGCTGCTGAATCTGCTTCTCAGCCGCTGCGCCCGCCTCCTTTGCGATCTCGGCGGCCCGGCGCTCTATCTCCGTCGGGTCCGGCTCCTGTACGGCCACGTCGATGGGCCGGGATTCCAGCTCCGCGATTCTTCGCTTTGCAGCTGCGATTTCTGAGCGCGTCCCTGCAAGCTCATCCGCAAGTTCCGCGCGGAGCTTCTCCGAGGCTTCCATCTGGGCCTCGGCCAGGGCGATACCGTCTGTAAGCTCCACATTCTGCTCGGAGAACTCTTTCATGGTCTGCTCAGCCTCTGCGAGCGCCTTTTTCGCCTCGTCCCGCTCACGGATCGCCGCCTCCAGTTCCCTTGTGGAAATATGCGCCGCGTCCACCTCCGCGGCGAAGCTTTCCCGCTCCTCTTCCGGCACCGCGAGAAGCCGCAAAGCATTGGAAACACTGATATTTCCCAACGTTGGGAAATTCAGCTTCTCCCCGCCGCCGTACTCCCGGAAGGCGGTCATGAACCGGCTCGCGGAGGAGCTGGAAAACTCCGTTTCCTTTGCCAGAAAGTCCATCCACTCCCCGTGTTTCACGAGCTCCTTGGCCTCCGTGAGGCGGCGCCCGATCTCCACAGCGTACCACAGCGTCATGTATTTCGCGGTCTCCGTGAGCTTCCGGATCTCCGCCCCCACGGCCTCCGGCGTCCGCCGCAAGCCTTCCCCTTGAGGGGAAGGTGTCGGCGAAGCCGACGGATGAGGTGTCAAATCATAGCTTTCGTTCATGCTGCACTCTCCTTTTTGTTGTTCGGGACAATCGGCGTCCCGTCTTTTTTCCGTTTACTGCCGGCCTTGACCCAATCCAGCCATGGATCGAGGAAGGACCGGTACTTCTCCCGGGGATCCGGTGCAAAGCGCCCCTCTGCGGTGTAAAGCCCTTCGTTCCTGAACCCGTGGATCTGATGGAGCTCCGTGCCCCACATTTCGATGGTCAGCCAGGGCTTGTTCGGCGTCCTTGCCTTCCGCATAAAGAGGATCACCGTCTTCCCCTCCACGTGCCGCTGAGCGTAGCCGCCCACGCAGTGCTTCAGGATGCGGCCTTCATCTTCGATCTCCTTTTCGCTCTCCGGGATGATGATCCGGTAGCCGTCCGCTTCCCACGCATATTTCCGTTCCAGCTTTTCCCGGAGCTCCGCGTATTCCTTGCCCCGCAGTTCGCGCTCCATGGCCTGGCGCTGCTTTTCCGCCTCCTGGGCTTTGCGATACCGCTCCGCCTCGCGCCGTCGTTCTTCGGCCAGGTGCCGGTTCCGCTCCTCGACCATGGCGTCGTGCCGCGCCTTGAGATCGTCCGGAAGCAGCACGTCGCTGCGGTGCAGCGCCAGCCCCTGGGCCGCCGCCATGTCCACATAGTCCGCCCACGCGCTTGCGGCCGCGCCGCGGTTGCAGTGCCACTGTGAATCCAGATAGCGATAAAGCCGCCCCGGCGGCACGCCCCAGTGTCGGGCCGTCTGCTTCGCGTCCTGGTGGGTGCGGAAGAATTCATAGATCTCCCACGCCGTCTCCATGTCCGCTTTTTCCGTGCTGTTCAGGTGCTTCCAGAACGCCAGAACGCCGATATCCGGCCCGTTTGGCCACGGAAGGCCGAGGAAGTCCTTCACCGCCTGCCGCGGCACCCGGAAGGCCTTTTTCGGATCTTCCGAATTCCAGTTCAGCACGGTGTAATGCTTCACGCCCCGCTTGGCCAGATCCCGGACGACCGCTTCCATACCCGCCTTCATGAGCAGTTCCACCTGCCGGGGGTACACGTATGCCAGATGCAGAAATTTCAGAATCCCGTCATATCGCTCGATCCAGCGCTCCGCGCAGCAGTACCGGACAGGAGATTTCCCGATCGCGTCCACGCCGATCACGGCATAGCCCATGCCCTCCTCCGCGCAGTAGTGAAACGGCTCGTCCACCGTCTTTTTCCCGAAGTCCGCATAAGCATCCCTGTGCATATCTCGCCAGTCGCCCCAGTATCCTGCCTGAGCATGCTCCACGGCCTCCTTCCCAAACCGATAGACTGCGCTCGGTGAGAAAGTCGGTGCGCCGGTCAGATTCCGGATGTCGCCATAACCTTTTTTTTGCCTCGGCGCAAAGCGCCCAGAGTGCCGAGCCGTCCCAGCGCAGCAGGGCGAACCGGCGATACTGGCAGAGATTGTCCCGCCGCCCGGTATAGCGCAGATCCTTCACCTTCCCCTTTTTGCCGCAGAACGGGCAGGGTGTCCGCTCTCGCAGGATCGGGTCGTCGTCCCAAAATCCGCGCCGCTCCCGGACGTGCATCTCGTACCAGATCTCGTGATCCGCCGGCAGAACCTCATGCCGGCGGCAGCAGGTTGTCCAGACCTCGCCGGTACTTTTCCGGCGGAAGATATAGCTGTAAAACAGGGCGTTGATGTCGTCGATATCCCGCTTTCGGAATTTTGGCGCCCGGCGCAGGAGCGCATCGGTTTTCTCGTTCATCGCCTGCGCCTCCTCAGAAAAAGTCGCTCAGGTCGATGATCGGCCCTGCCTTCTGCGGCGTCGGCGCAGCCGTCTCTTCGTCCTCCACGGATGCGCAGAGGTTGATCCGCATTTCGCAATGGATCCCCGCGCCGGGAAAGTAGAACCGGACCGCTGCGCCCCATGCTTCCAGATCGCTGAGCGTGTTGCCTTTGACGCACTTGGCCACGGCCTTCATGCACTCTGCAAAGCTCCCGCCCTGCGCCACGGCCTGCGCGAACTCCGCATCCTGTCGGCAGAAGTCCAGCAACGCGTCGCGGACGGATCGCTTCATCGCATCGGCATACTTGTCCATGTGGGCCTTCATGCCCTCGTCCAGCTTCTTTTTTACCTCTTCGTAAAAGCCCATCTTTCGATCTCCTTCCTTGTTGTCATTGCGAGGGCCGTCAGGCCCGTGGCAACCCGTTCCTTTCTCTCCTCTCCGCCCGCTTCCCGCAGCCCGCTCCTGCCCTGCAGCCCCGCGGTTTTCCTGTAATGAGGATGTGCTCGCAAAGCCACGGCTGATCTCCGCCGTGCGCGCCGTGGGCGCGATAGATGCAGTTCCGGCAGTACATCCGGTCCTCGATCCGGATCATCATCCCGCGACACCTCTGCAGAAGTAGGTCGTGGAGGCGTACCAGCCGGTGTTCACGCGGCTGATCCACCAGACCTCCGTCCCCTGCGGGAATTCCGCCTGCCAGATGACGTCATCCGGAACG